GTTCACATTTATATTTCCATTAGGACATGAGAAATTTGGTGTAAAGACTCGAAGTTATATTACCGAGCTTACATTGATGAGACTTCCAGCAGCTATGCGACAAAAGTACGAAGAGTTTATAAATGAAGGTAGTCTTCATGTAATGCCGGGAAATATTCTTGATATGATGGAAGTTTATGAGGATTTAGATCAATTCATTATAACTTCTGAGTATGACGTTCGTACTCTTGGCTATGATCCTTACAATGCAAAAGAATTTGTTACTCGCTGGGAAGGGGAGAACGGACCGTTTGGTATTGAGAAAGTAATTCAAGGAGCCAAAACCGAATCGGTTCCCTTAGGTGAGCTCAAGATTATGGCTGAAGAGCGCCTTCTTATATTTGATCAATCACTTATGTCGTTTGCGATGAGTAACGCGATTACTATAGAAGATAACAACGGGAATCGCAAGCTTCTAAAGAAACGACAAGAAGAAAAGATTGATAATGTTGCTGCTCTTATGGATGCCTGGATTGCATATAAATTAAACAAGGAGGCTTTTGAATAAGCCATGACTTGGGAATGGGTAGTATTGCTACTAGGCCTAGCTTGGTTAGTTGTTGCTATTTTTGCTATTGCAGCTCTATCTAATAAATGGCAAAAGATTGAGCAACAACGTGATATTGCGAGATATGGTTCTGAGTAATTAAACAAGGAGGCCTTTGAATGATTTCGGTTGAAAAACCGGGGTCTCCGTCGGAGATTCTGGAGCATCACGGCGTTAAGGGACAAAAGTGGGGTGTTCGTCAACGATCACAACTTGCTGGAACAAGAGCTGGTAAATCTGCGGCAAAAGAAGCTCGAAAATCTGGTAGTGGTCGTGTAGAACAAAGAAGAGTCGCACGTAAAGCTTCAACAGCTGCGGCAAAAACAACTTCTGCTAATCTACGTGGAACTTCTGCTAATTTAGCAGCTAGTCGAAAATTTGCTACAAAATTCCCTACAGGAAAAACACGCGCTACAGAAATTCAACGTGCTCGTTATGCTCAAGTGGCGCGGGCAGCTAAATTTCATGCGTCACCTAAAGGTTCACCACAGCGTGAAGCCGCAAAAAAGGCATTTCTGAATCATCCTGATCGGGCTACAGCTCTTCGCATGACTCGAGGTGAGAAAGTAGTATTCTCAATACTAGGCGTTGCAACTGCTCCCGTAGGGTTTGGCGTAGGTATTGGTATAGGTTCAGGCATTAGAGTTGGAGCACGAAGGAAGATTGAAAGAAAGCAAGCTAGCGGTGCTTATCGGTAGAAAGGAGGTGGTATGGCGCGATTTGGTGAAACGTTAAAACATGCTTGGAATGTCTTTTCTAATCAAGAACAAAAACGAAATTCTCCTTGGCCCGTTCAACCTGATCCTGATGTTGGATATTATGGCGGAGGGTATGGATCGAGACCAGATCGTGTAAGACTTCGGATTCCGAGCTCTCGTACAATCATCTCCTCGATTTATACACGTCTTAGTATTGATGTTGCTTCAATCGAGATGCGTCACATAAGAACTGATGATCAAAAGAGATATCTCGAAGATGTTGATAGTGGTCTCAATAATTGTTTGACTCTTGAAGCCAATATCGATCAAGCTGCGCGAGCTTTTAGACAAGATATTGCTATAACACTTTTTGATAGAGGTGTCGCAGCGCTTGTTCCGGTTGATACATCAATCAGTCCAGAGAAATCTGGCGGTTTCGAGATTCAGACACTTCGTGTTGGTGATATTGTAACTTGGTATCCGAATCATGTGCGAGTAAATTTGTATAATGAAGCAACTGCACAACGTGAAGAGATTACTTTGGAAAAACGAGCAGTAGCTATTGTTGAAAATCCATTGTATTCGGTAATGAACGAGCAAAATTCAACTCTTCAACGTTTGCTTAATAAACTTGAACTATTGGATGCTGTAGATAAACAATCTGCTTCTGGAAAACTTGATATCATTATTCAGCTTCCATATGTGATTAAATCTGAAGCTCGTCGGCAGCAGGCAGAACAACGTCGCCAAGACATTGAGTTTCAACTTAAAGGTAGTCAATACGGTATTGCTTATACAGACGGAACCGAAAAGATCACCCAGCTAAATCGTCCGGCCGAGAATAACCTCATGGCCCAAATTGAGTATTTGACCGCAATGCTTTATGGTCAATTGGGTTTGACCGAAGAGGTCATGAATGGTACGGCTGATGAAAAAGCTATGTTGAACTATTGGAACCGTACAATTGAACCCGTTCTTACGGCTATTGTTGAATCCATGCGACGTACTTTCTTGACCAAAACTGCTCGGACACAAAAACAAACAATTCAATTCTTCCGAGATCCATTTCGTTTGGTTCCGATCGAGAACATCGCTGAGATTGCTGATAAGTTTACTCGTAATGAGATTATGTCTTCGAACGAAATGCGTCAAGTGGTTGGTCTGGCTCCACATCCAGATCCGAAAGCGGATCAATTGCTTAATAGCAACATGCCTCAAGGAAGTCCGACTCCAACCGGAATTGTGTCGGAAAAAGATCCTGTTGCAGCGATTGTAGAAAAGGTTACCCGAGATAATGGTCTAAGACTTAGGAAGGACGTTCAAAATGGGAGCAGATGAGGCCAAGCCTGATTTTAGCGGCTATGCCACAAAGGCAGGTCTTAAGTGCTCAGATGGTCGAACGATCACGCCAGATGCTTTTAAGCATCAGGACAATGAAACTGTTCCACTGGTCTGGCAACACGGCCATAATGAGCCAAGTAATGTGCTCGGTTATGCAACTCTTGAGCATCGTGAAGATGGTGTTTATGCCTATGGATTCTTTAATGATACAGAGCAGGCACAGAATGCCAAGACATTGGTACAGCATGGAGATATCAAGTCGCTGTCCATCTACGCTAATCAGCTCACCGAGAAAGCTAAGCAAGTTCTTCATGGATTTATCCGTGAACTAAGTTTGGTATTGTCGGGTGCTAATCCTGGCGCACTTATCGATAATATTACTCTAGCTCACTCAGATGGTGAGATGGTTACATTGGATGATGAAGCAGTTATTTATACGGGTTTGGAACTTCATCATGCTGAAGGAGATTCTTCAGACTCAACAGACTCAACGGATACCGAGACTGAAGATGGTCCAACAGTTCAAGAAGTTTATGAATCGATGACTCCTCTGCAAAAAGATGTTGTTCACTTTATGGTCGGCGCCGCACTCGAAGAAGACGCAGCTGCTGTCGACGAAGTTAAGCAGAGCGCGATCGAAGAAGAGAAGAAGGACGGAGAAGAAAAGGACGGAGAGGAAGAGAAGGAAAAGGAGTCTAATCTAGAACTTGTCCATAAAGATAATAATGAAGAGGAAGGACGGCGCATGTCCCGTAACGTCTTCGAAGAGATCGGAGGCAAAAAGGAAGAGGAGCATACTCTCACCCATGATGCGATCAAGGGTATCGTCGATGATGCTCAGAGGACTGGATCGCTAAAAGAGGCCGTCGAACGGTATGCATTCAAGCATGGTATCGATAACATCGAGATCCTCTTCCCAGATGCTCGTGCAATCACTGAGACTCCAGAATTTGATCAGCGGAGAGTCGAGTGGGTTTCTAATGTTATGAGTTCAACGAAACACTCGCCGTTCTCTCGTATTAAGTCTCTCGTTGCCGATATTACCTTTGATGAAGCGAGGGCAAGAGGCTACGTTAAGGGTAATTTCAAGAAGGAAGAATGGTTCGCAGTTTCAAAGCGTAGCACAACCGCTAGCACGGTGTACAAGAAGCAGAAGTTGGATCGTGATGACATTATCGATATCACGGATTTCGATATCGTGATGTGGCTCAAGGGTGAGATGCGTCTCATGCTCGACGAAGAGATCGCACGTTCGATTCTTGTTGGTGATGGTCGTGCAGTTGATGACGACGATAAGATCAAGGATCCAATGGGTGCAAGTGAAGGTGCAGGAATTCGATCAATTCTTCACGATCACGATCTTTATACGACAGTTATCAATGTTGACGATTCAGCTCCTCCTCCGGATGTTGTCGATGGTATTATTGGGGCAATGCAGTATTACAAGGGCTCGGGTTCGCCAACGTTGTACACGACCCTTCCCGTACTTACATCACTGCTTCTGGCTAGGGATACTCTTGGTCATCGTCTGTGGAAAACACCGGCAGAGCTTGCATCTGAAATGGGCGTTGCAGGTATTGTCACTGTCGAGGTCATGGAAAGCGAGCAGGATCTTCTCGGTATTATTGTGAATTTGAAGGATTATACGATTGGTGCCGATAAGGGTGGAGAAGTTAACTTCTTCGACGATTTCGACATCGACTATAACCAGTATAAGTATTTGTACGAGACACGCATTTCTGGTGCTCTTACAAAGATCCGTTCAGCTATGGTTGTTAGAAGAGCTCCTAGTGGCTATGCGTTGGTCACACCAGAGAAGCCTGATTTCGATGGTGACACTATCACTGTGAAGACTACAACAGGTGTCACGTACAAGGATAAGGCTACTGGAACAACACTTACCACGGCATCACCAGTTGCTCTCGATGAAGATGAATCAATGACAGTTCAGGCAGAGCCAACTTCGGGTAAGTACTTTGCGAATAATCAGGATGACGAATGGACTTTCCAGAACAAGAGTTAAGGTAGGTTCCCCATGGCAAGGTTCTTTGGTCGCGTTGGTTATGGTGAATCAGTAGAAACTGCGCCTGGTGTACACGCGGATGAGATAGTTGAACGTTCATATTTCGGCGATGTTATTCGAAATGCAAGAAATCTTAAAGAAGGAGAGAATCTCAACGCCGATCTCAGTGTGCAAAATTCAATCAGTATTGTAGCTGATGCATATGCTAACGATCATTTCTTTGCCATTCGTTATGTAGAATGGGCGGGGGCTTTGTGGACGGTTTCTAGCGTCGAAGTGCAGAGTCCCCGTCTTCTGCTGAGATTAGGGGAGGTGTACAATGGGCCGACGCCTGATTCTACACCAACTCCTTGAAACGTTTACAGAAAACGTATACTTTCAGCCACCAACTAATATACAGCTGAAATATCCTTGTATTATCTATAAACGCGACTTTGCGGATACTAAATTTGCGGATGACAATCCTTATAGTCACAAGTTAAGGTATGCGATCACGATTATTGATCCAAATCCCGATAGTGAAATTCCCAGTAAAGTGGCTTCAATGCCTTTGAGTTTATTTAATCGATTTTATACAGCTGATAATTTGAATCATGACGTTTATAACGTCTACTTCTAAGGGAAAGGAAAGAAATGCCCCCTTTGACTTGGGACGAAGTTGGGGAGAAACTTTATGAAACTGGTGTAGATCACGGAGTTCTATATCTTCCAGATAATGCAGGTGTATATAACACTGGTTATGCTTGGAATGGTCTCACAACTGTTACTGAATCACCATCTGGTGCTGAACCTAATCCACAGTATGCAGACAATATTAAGTATCTGAACTTGTATTCTGCTGAAGAGTTTGGTGCAACGATCGAGGCGTTCACCTATCCTGAAGAGTTTGGACAGTGCGACGGTACAGCTGTTCCAGCGCCAGGTGTAGCTATTGGCCAGCAGGGTAGAAAGATGTTTGGTCTAAGCTATAGGACCAAGGTCGGTAACGATGTCGATGGAATTGACTTTGGTTATAAGTTGCATTTGATTTATGGATGTCAAGCTGCTCCATCGGAGAAAGCTTACGCCACTATCAATGATTCACCGGAGGCAATTGCATTTAGCTGGGAAATTACAACTACGCCAGTTCCAGTTACAGACTACGGGCCTACTTCTTTGATTGTGATTGACTCTACTGTGGTAGATGCTGCCGATCTTACAGCGCTTGAAGCTCTGTTGTATGGTACAACTCTTGCAGCAGCTCTTCCAGCACCAGATGCGGTCATCGCCCTTTTCGGAACACCATAATCTAGACAGGAGGCTAGGGAATGCTCACAATTATTGTTTCAGGAGTCGAATACTTCGACGAACAAACTCGAGAATTCGTCACTAGAAACGACACATCTTTGGAGCTAGAGCATTCTCTGGTCTCACTGTCAAAATGGGAGTCATTCTATGAGAAACCGTTTCTCGGTAAGGATGAGAAAACATCCGAAGAAATTTTTGAGTACATAAAACTTATGACATTGACTCCAAACGTACCAGAAGAAGTTTGGGAAAAACTTTCAGAAGATAATATTAAAGCAATTGACAAATACATCGAAGCTAAGATGACGGCGACATGGTTTAGTGAAGCACCAGGTGCTCCAGCAAGCAGAGATGTTATCACGGCTGAGTTAATTTACTATTGGATGATTGTTTTTCAGATTCCATTCGAATGTGCGAACTGGCATCTTAATCAATTGTTTACTTTGATTCGAGTTTGTAACATTAAGCAAGCAAAGCCGAAGAAGATGAGTCGTAGTGAAATAGCAGCTCGAAACCGAGAACTCAACGCTCAACGCCGAGCACAACTTGGCACTAGGGGGTGACATGGCAACTCTTGTTTGGGATCAAGTAGGTGAACGAGTTTATCGAACTGGTGTTGATCATGGAGTTCTCTATCTTCATGACGGTACAGTAGCAGTTTGGAATGGACTCACTAATGTTGAGGAATCTTCCGATTCTGAATTAAAAGCATTTTATCTTGACGGAGTAAAGTATTTGGAGAACTTGATTCCGGGAGATTTTTCAGGAAAACTCACAGCATTTACTTATCCCGAAGAATTCGATTTAGTTAATGGGATTGCCAGTCTTAATCCAGGATTATCGTATCATGATCAACCGTCTAAAAGTTTTAATTTATCGTATAGAACTAAAATTGGAAATGATGTTGAAGGATTAGAATTTGGTTATGAAATTCACATTCTTTATAACATACTTGCTAATCCTGATTCACATTCATTTGGTACAATTGGAGATTCAGGAGCTGAACCAGTTGAATTTGGTTGGACTTTGACTGGAACGCCACCAAAACTTAAAGGGTTTAAACCAACAGTTCATATTTCTCTTGATTCTAGAAAAACACCTCCAGATATTTTGAAACTATTGGAAGATCAGCTTTATGGTACGGATACTAGTGGAGCGAGTCTTCCATCACTTCAAGATATTGCTGAATATTTCGGATACCTTGGTGCTCTTATTATTATTGATTACGGTGATGGTAGTTGGTCAGCTATCGATGAATCAGATACTTATATTACTATGATTGATTCTACTACTTTTCAGATCGATGATGCTGACGCCGATTATTTGGATGCAGATACATATGAAATTTCGTCTACAAATGTCGGCTAAGGAGGTGAAATGGCTACAATTAACGGTCTTACTGCTGAACGAATGTTGGAAATTGAAGG